CTGCTCCTCAGGAGTCGGGTTCAGGTTGGCGAACGGGTCATTTCCGGTAGGCTGTGACTCTTCGGACTCGTCAACTTCCTCAGGGATGTTGATCGGATCTTCCGGAGCGTCAGAGTCCTTGAAGCGCTTGAACTCGTTCGGCATAGCATCAAAGACGGAGTCGGTTAGACCTGTCTTCTCTCGCCTGTCGAAGCTTTGCTCAAGCTCATCCGGTGTGTACTGCTGCTTCGGGGCATCACTGATCGGAACACGGACAGATTCAACGCCTGATTCCTTCAGAGCCTTGATGGTCTCCTTCAGAGCAGGAACGCGTCCCTGACCGCCTTCATTGTAGACAGGGTATCCTGCCTCAGACTCGTAGGAGTCAGGTGCCTCTTCGGAAGAATCTCCTGCGAGACGGGACTGACCACGCTGAAGAATTTCTTCAGCCTTGGCGCGGTATTCATCTACCCCGTAGTCATCACCGGCACGAGCCTCAACGTCAGCATCGATGTAATGCTGTTCGACCTGATCTTCCTCGGCCTGAGTAAGTCCACGCTCATTGTATGACTCAGCGAGTGCTGATTCGCCGTTGGACTCAGTAGGTGAGACCTTTAGGGTGTAGATCTTTCGACCATTGTCGTCAGATACCTCTACATTGTCAACCTTGAAGGCTGAGTTTCGTCCAATCACGGACTCCTGCTGCATGCTCCATGATTCATTCTCAACTTTGGAGTAATCAACAGCAAGGGCGTTATGGCCCTTAGGCAGGTTGACCTCTAGAACCACCGGAACAGGGTTCTCTGGTCCGGGAACTCCTGTCATCCTGCTAGACTGATGTGCAAATGCCCCAGCAATATCTCTGTCAGCGGAGACGGATGTGAATCCCTTATCGCTGATGATCGATCCGGCAGTGAACTTCTCAGCTTCACCGGCACTGATCTGGAGACCACGGAAGAAGGTAGTATCCTCAGAAAGTGGGGAATTTGCAATAGCATCATCCATAACATCAATGACAGTGTCAGTGAATCCCGGTGTAGAGGATTCCGGATCGTTTCCGTTACGGATGTAATCGTTAACGCTCTTGAAACTGTTCTTGATGTAGTGGTTTAGGGCAGGGACAAATTCGTCCTCACCGTATTTTCGTCCCTCAGGCAGAGTTACGCCCCCGTCAAGCATGTCTGAAGGTAGGCCATCCTTCTCGCCAGTCTCAAGGAAGTGCGCTACAGGGTACCACTCTCCCTCATCGTTCTTGGCAAGTGCTGCTCCGTCTCGATTGATGATGGAGTCATCAGGGAGCGCATCAATGTCTTCTTGGGTTAGCGGTCTTCCGGTTCCTTCTGATCCGGATGCTGAATCGTTATCTGATCCTCCGTCCCTATCAGACGGCTCCTGAACGCTTCGTCCTTCTGCTGGTGTTCCTGATTCTGTTCCATTTAGTCCTTCGTTAGGTGAATTGTTGCTGCTTGTTTCTTCGCCCTGCTTGGAGTCGTGCTCTGCCTTGGCAGCACGGATGGCTTCCTGAAGCTTCTCAATTCCGTTGATGACAGAGTTGACTTTGGCTTTGGTGTGCCCTCCCGTGTACCCTCCGGCGTTCGGGTTCTCACGAGTCGGGAAAGCCTGCTGATATCCATACCAGCCGTCGATGTTATCCTCAAGGCTGGAAAGGGCACGGTCAAAGTCGTGGACTTCGATTTTCCCGTCAGACATGCGGTAACCCTGATCGTACTCGCTTTCGCGGGCAGACTCGTCGTAGTGCTCTAGCTCTGTTCTGGTGTTTCCACGTACGCTAGTCCTGAAGAGGGTAGGCATATCCTTACCGGGGACGAACTCCTCGGCGTCGATTGCATCCTGATCACGGTCCCAGTTTCTCTCAGCTTCGGCATACTTCTCAGCGGAAATTGAGGTCGCTGGAGCGGCCTCAGGAGCCTCTTCAGGTTCTGGGGCGTTCTCTGCTTCCTTGGACTCCTCAGCGGCCTTCAGGGACTCTTGGTGGGCGTTCCAGTTGTCGCGGGCCTCTGTCTCTTCCCTCTTCTTACGATCAGCGGCACGAAGAATCTGAGCTATTTCCTCATCATCCGTGTAATTCATCTCGTGGTCAGGGAGACGGATACCGGTTAGGAGATCGAATTCGATCATGTCGTTCTCGGAGAAAATATCCCAATCACGAGTTGCAATGCCCTTGGAGCGTCCCCATACGCCGTCAGCAGCCTTTACTACTTCAAGACCAACGTCGAATTTATCAGGGTCAAGAGTTGTGACGGTAGATCCGATGGGCAATGCCCTGAGAAGCGCTCTGGAAGTTGAGGTAACGGTGTAATCTGATTCCTCAACATTCTTCTTCACCTCACCCAGTTCCCTATCCTTGTTGATGTCGTATCCGTCAAGGAATCGGTCATCAGGCTTAGCGTCGTACTTGGCTACCTTGTAGACAGGGTTCTTGAACAGGATGGAGTGGTGCTTTCCTGTCTTGTCACCAAAGAATGCAGCAGAACCGTTCTTGCGCGGAGCGAAGACACCGGACTGGCCGTCCGCCAGCTTGATACGGTCACCTGTGTTGAGGCCGTTCATGTTACCATCGAAGTCTTCGAAGGAAGCGTCGTTGACCCTTGGGGTTGAGCGGACGTGCATATTCTTCAGGGACTTGACATCCTGAACTTCAGCCCATGTTGTCTCGCCATCCTTCTTTCCATCAGGAACAAGCCACTTTCCGTCCTCCTTATGGGCAGTGTCAAGGAGGTTGCTGTTCTTCGTGAACCCGCTTCCACCCTTGGCAGCAGCATAGAGGCTCGTTCCATCCGGAAGAGCCTCAAGGACGGCAGGAGTCAGCCACTGGAAACCTCTAGTGTAGAGTCCAGATGCGGACGGCTCACGGTCTGAGAGGTCTTCAGGCTCTGGCTCCGGTGCGGGTTCCGGTGCTGGTTCGTTAGCCTTCTGCTGCGCTTCAAGAGCGTCAAGACGGTCAGAAAGGTCAAGAATCGGCTGAATATCAGGGTCTTCTCCGCGCTCAGCAGCAGCGCGGTAGTCCGCGTTGGCTTTCCTGAGGGCTTCGAATACGCTTTCGACAGTTTCTGCTTCCGGCTCCGGATCGACAGTGGCGTCCTGCTCTTCGAGCATCTTTCGCTGGCGCTCTTCGGCCTGCTGGTCTTCGAGGGAAGAGCCGTAGGTGGAGTTCCAGATTTCGTAGAATTCTGGAGTGTCTGCCTTAACCGAACCGTCGTTGACGGAGTCCTGTGCGTTCTGGTCGGCGTCTTCTGCGGCCTTGATACGCGGGTCGTTCAGGTCTGGGTCAGGGGAGTCTCCGGCCTCGTTAGCTGGCGGGTATCGGACAGCGCGAACCTCGGCCTGATTCTTGTCGTACAGCTTTTCAGAGTCAGACTTCTCCTGAGGAGTGTAAGGCTCTTCCAGATTCGGGGCAGGGGTTTCTTCCGGAGCCTCTGGAGCGTCCTCTGGGGCGCTTTCGGCTTCGGGGGTAGGCTCTGCTGCCTTCTGCTGGCGTTCGGCCTCCTGAGGGTCTTTCTGAGGCGTGTCATCGGTGTTCTGAGGGTCTGCCTTGGCTCCGGCGCGGCGGTCTTCACCGGCCTTGCGGATTCTGTTGGCGTTGGCTTCGTAGGTGGCACCGTTTTCGATATTACCACTGTCGTAGGCACGCTGCGCCATACGGTCGTAGGCCTTGACAAGCTTTGCTTCGTCATCGGTCAGACCGTTCTCATCGAGGGTCTGGTCGTCGCTTCCGGAGTTGTCGGCCTGTGGAACCTCAATCTCGCGGGCGCGGCTTTCGATAGGCGCGTCCTTGGCTTCTTCCTCACCGTCAGTGATGTCGGTCAGGTCAACGTCGGCAGGGTCTTTCTCCTCGGCTGCTTCTTCCTCTTCGGTGACCTCGCGGCCCTCGTGATCGGAGTTAGCTTCTTCAGCGTCGTCAATTTCTTCTTCGTCGGCAAGACCGTCAAAGGTGTCGTTGAGGTTGTCGCCCAGAGCGGCCTTCAGACCGTCTGTGAGCTTGATGACGTTGTTGGACAGGCCAATGGTGACCATGTCGGTCATCTGGCCCGGATTCTTCTTGTCTTCCACTTGGAAGCCGTCAGGTAGCTGGACAACAGCATACCTGTCGCCTTCGATGTGCACAACTTCACCGGTCTGGGGTCCAGTGGAGTTGATACGCTCAACACCCTTCTGGGGCCAGCCCTTGCCCATGGAGAACGGCTTGGTCTCGTCCGCGCCTTCAGGGGACACGACAACGTCGCCCACCTCCAGATTGCGGGCGGGGAAGTACAGGAACGCATCATCGTTGCGGCCCATGTAAACATTTCCGTCAGCCGTCTTGGTGATGGAGTAGTCTTCCGGAGCGTCATTGGGCTTGACAAACCCGTTGCCCTTGGGGGCACCGTTTGCTTCGTTAGCAACGGCAATAGGCTTCTCGAACGCTGAAGTCTTGTCAACCGGTGTTCCCGGCTTGGTAGGATCGAGTGATGCCTTTGAGTCTACCACGGTGATGCTGCGTGCCGGAACGGACACAAGCGCTGGCTCGTGGGTAGGGTTTTCCTTGTTCAGACGGACAAGGGCGTTCTCACCCTTGGTACCGACGACGGTACCAGCGACCTGCTTCTTGAGACGGGAGGAGTACCACTTTACTCCACCGCCCATCTCAATCCAGCGGCCTTTTTTATCTCGAAGCTGAAGCTTTACGAGAGCTTGGCGCTTGGATTTGCTAATTTTCCATGCCATGGATTACGGCTCCAATAGTGTAGGGGGCGACTGTACATTACTTGTTGCTGGTGCTGCGGTATCTCCCTCAGCGCCAACGGGTGCAGCGGGTGCTCCTGCTGCGGCAGGATCTCCTCCCAGTGCCTGATTCAGGGCGTTAGCGCTGGCTGGATCGGACGTGGCGAGTTGCTGCTGTCGTGCTTGCTCTTTTACCTCTTCAGGAACCATAGTGTCAAGCAGGGATTCGGAGAGTGCATCGGACAGGACTGCACGTTCCTCGGCAAGACGCTGGACTCGTTCAAGATCGCTCGGTGCATCTGACTCGGAGAAACCGTTGGCACGGCGAAGAGCCTGAAGCGAGATTGCCTTCTTGTCGTAAAGGGTGACCGCTGCTTCTGCCTTGGAAGGCTTGGCAGTGATCGCTGAAGGATCATACCAGATTGTGGCACGCTGTACCAAATCCTCAGGCACACCCTGTGCACGGAGTGCCGGACGCAGGAATCCTACAGTAAGCTGGTCCACGATGAGCAGAATCATCGGCTCGATGTGGGCCTTGTATAGCTGTTCCTCGATGAGGATAGCATTGGAGTACTTAACTCCGGAAAGACCCTTGGCTACGTCCATTGGGATGTCTAGTCCGGCAAGGATGCGGTCAAGAGCCTTGTTAGCACGTTCTGCAAGCTGGGGGTCGAAGGAACGCTCGAACTTGATGTGGACAATCTTCTCGCCCAGATCCTCAGGTCCGCGAAGGATGATCGGGACAACGGCGGAAGCGCTGGAAGCGTCGGCAATCGGCGTGGTCATAACGTCGATGAGGTCTTCTTCGAAGGAATCGGACACGTCATCGGTCATTGCCCCGTCTTCACCTTCAACGCTGATTCCGTCTGCCTGTGCGACGTTGGAGAAGCCGTCCGGTACGAACAGCAGACCGGCGTTGAGGCGGGACTTGGCTGTTGCGGAAGCGGTGCGGTTGATCAGCAGTAGCTCGTCACAGGTATCTAGGATACCCTTCATCGAGGAGTCGGCCTCATCAGCGAAACGGGGGTGTGGTCTCCACATACGGCAGACGTAGCCGTTCTCCGGGAGAGGGATGAAGTCCATCGGCTTTGAGTCGCGGCGAGGCTTGATGACAACCTGAGACTTGCGTCCTGCTGTTGCGGCGATCTCGTCAATGGAACGGATCTGCCACTTCTCGCCCTCTCCTGAGGAGAAACGGGCTGGCTCGCGCACGAGGTAGCATTCACCGGTAACGAACATGTTCAGCGCTGCGGTACGCAGAAGACCTGAGGTACCTCCGTTGCCGGATTCCAGCCACCAGAGGGTGTCTTCGACAGTCTTGACGAAATCCTCATCCAGCTTCTCGACACGGCGAACCGATGAGGGTACGCTGGAGGAATCATCGACGTATGCGCCGTAGAGGTTGACACGGGACATGACGGACGCAATGAGAGTGGCCGAAGCCTTGATCTCACCGATCAGGTCAAAATACTCCCACGCCTCCTCTTGCCACTTGTCCTGCTGACGGCGCTTGGAAATCGCATCGATTTCACGCTTGTTTTTCAGGTCTACTCGGGCGGCAGAGGAGGTGAGGGGGCGTGGTGCGTTGTACGGCATGGGAGCGAACGACTCTGCTGTAGGTGCAGGGATGTTCCTTCTGTCGAAAATACTTGCCATTGAGTTGCTCCGGCGATAGAATGTAAAGTTTATACAATTCTATCACGCGTATCACAACCCTTTGCTGTAAGCAACTCCTGTTACGGCAGATGTCGCCAGCACTCCGGAGAGGAAGTCGGCGGTTTCGGGACTGATCTTGCGGAGCGTGAAGATGGCGAGTGCGGCCCAGATCGAAACGCACCACGGGCATCCGATCAGATAGGACATCTTGTGTCCTCGCGGGAACTTCTCGTAGATGTAATCACGGAGGTCTTCCGTGATCTTATCCTCCATGACCAGCTTTGTGAGCCGGTATACGGCCAGCGTGTCAGCCAGCAGGGTTAGTGGTCGCACTGGTAGCTCCCATCACAATAGTACGGATGTGGCGTGAACACATGGATGTTCCCTGCCACATATAGACGGTTCCGAAGCTGGAAGGTGCCTCGACGTTCTCACCGAGGCAGTAGACACAACCGATTTGGGTTGCTTCGTCGCTTGCAACGATTCCGGGACCGAAATTTGGAATTGGACCAGCCATATTTTCCTTTACTTTACGCTTCTCGCGGGACTCCCGAGAAGGGGTGAATACCGCGTAGCCTGCTACCACAGGCACAGCCAGCGGAGCGGGATACGTGGTACGTGTTTTGTTCTGTGACTACAGTATAGCCTGTCAGGTTCGTTCCTTCAAACGAGACCAGCACTTCCTGTTTTGTGACATCCGGACCTGTCAGGGTGTCCTCGAAGATGTAGAAGTGGCCGTCAGTGACGATGGCCTTCAGATCCTCTCCGAGACTTACTCCGTCAACGACAACCGTTGCAGGGAAAAGGTCTAGCTTGATGTGATTTGCTGTCAGGTTGAAGTCTCTAGCCATCATCGTTCTTTCTGAGTCGTTGTGCGATTGCAGAGCGGGACACTCCACAGGCTTTTGCAAGCTGTGTGAGGGTGTGTCCCTTCTCCCTGTAAGTATACAGCATCGACTCCAAGAGACGCGCTGATTGGCGCGACGTGGAGTTGGCATCTGTGAAGCGTCGGACTGTTGCTGCTTCTTCCGTCAGGCGGTGAAGCTCTTCGGATTCTTCGGTCGTGAGTTCGACTTTCTTTGTTGCCTTGGTGCGTTCCTTGGGTGCCGCCAGCGGTAGCTGCTCAACATCAGGCAGGACGGCGTCTGTGGCCGCTCCAGCCTCCCAGTTTGAGACAGTGGTACGAGATACCCCGAGAGGTTCGCTGACAGCCCTGAGGGGCCACTGAGCGGCTCTGAGAGCCTTCACGTAGATAAGGAATGCCGGTGTGTCGTTGGCCCTGAGTTCTTTCAGGGTTGCAACGGTGTCCGGTGATAGAGCAGGAAGCTCGGTAGTAGGCATGATGTCCTCCGTCGTTTTTCCTATTATATCACTTCTTGAAGAATGTCAAGTAGCGTTTCCATCGGTTGCGTTTGACTTGCTGCTGGAGGGACCGCCAGCGGCTCCCTGACCACCAGTATAGGTGCATGTCGGCTGGAGTGCACCACATGTCGCCCTTCTGGGGATCTTTGGGAGGTGTTGACTGGTATGACATGAGTGTATTCCTAGGTGCAGAAAACAGGGTGGCCCGGAATTTGGACCACCCTGCTTCTACTGCCTCAGGAAATCTCCTGAGATAGATCATTTAGTTTAGCGTCTCGAATCCATGAGTCATGAGGAAATATCCAGCGATTGCGAAGGTAACGGTAGTGAAGATGTTGTCTACCTCTTTGGTGTATATAACGGCGTTAAGAAAAACACCGAAACCGAAGAGGATAGCCCATAGTCCTTCAATCACTTAGGAGATACCACCATTCCGCTCAAGGATTCCGGTCCAGCGGCGAAGGTTGGCGCGTACCTCAAAGTACGCGTATTCCTTCAGGAACTTGCCGTTCTCCCAGACGGGCTGGATCATGGAGCGTGCGATCTGCTCGTCAGTGGCTTCCTCAATCCGGAACAGGGTACCATCAGCCATGTATCCTACAGCCAGACGGCCCGTAGCGGACTTCTTGGTGCCGTCATCCGTCTCAGGGTCTTTCTGGATGTTGCGCTCTTCGCCGTTGACGATGACGAAGGTGGCCTTCACAGCGGAACCGAACGTGTCACGGGTGACCATCTGGTAGCTGTAGGAACCGATGCCTGCAACCCAGTTGATGGATGCGAAACCCTTGGCCTTGAGGCGGGCGTTGATGTCCTCGATGCGGTCCTTGTACATTCCGTCACCGTAGATCAGACCGATGACAGGGTTCAGAACCTTGTAGCCTGCATCGTTGACCGTACCGCCGAACAGATCCCAGAGGGCTTCGATTGCGCCCTTCTCGTAGAAGTCCTTGCCCTTCCCAAGCGCACGCTCGGTGCCGCAGATGATGTCTGCCGGATCACCGGAGTCAGGACGGATGACGACCTTTCCGTCACGGCCAAGGATCTCTTCCTTCAGCTTGGGGAGGAAGTCCTCGATGACCTGACGAAGGCTGTAGGTGTCAGAGACGATGGACAGGATGCCCTTAGGGAACGTGGCAAGCTGGTGCTTGAACGCGCCAATTTCGTTGGCCCGACCGTAGGCGCACATCACGGAGTGCTCGGTGGCGGGTACGGAAGCAGCGAGCAGGCCGTTGTTTCCGGGGTAGTTCCGGTTGATCCACGGAATGGACGGAACAGCGTCAGAGCCGAGGAACGACAGGAGGTGGGCTGCACCAGATGATGCTGCTGCTTCACGGTTGACCTGTCCACGGTAGGAGAAGTCGTGAAGCTGCCAGTCCACAGGGGACGAACCGTCCAGCGCTCCGGTACCGGAGTCAACACCGGTATCGCGTGCTGCCTTTTCGAAGACGCGGCGAAGGCTCCATGCCAGTGTTGCAACGGTCTGAAGGTGCCAGACGCCTGCCGACAGGTCCGACTCGACGTAGTTGACCAGCCAAGCGAAGTCCTTGTGAGTGGACTTGATCAGGATCGACGGAACACCGATGGGTCCGGGAGTGCCTTCCGGGAGAGCGGAGAACTGGAGCGGGAGGTAGCCCAGATCGTGCAGAGCCTCAACGTGGGAGAGCGGGAATCCGGGGGCGACGAAGGACGAAATGTTGTCCATGTATTCCCGAATGACCTCTTCCTTGGGAGCGGCGAAGAAGGCGTCCCACGCCTTGGTGCGTTCCTTGAGCCATGCCTGAAGGCCGAACTGGACGACGTGGTTGATGCCCTCGACGCGGGACTTTCGCGGAGTGAAGTTCGACTCTACGTATTCCAGACCCTCAGGGTACATCAGGAAGTGGGAGAGCTTGTAGCTGTCAGTGTCGATCAGGGGGTTGAGCGAAGTCAAAAAATTTATTCCTTTACTTAGTCTATGAAATCGAATACGTCATCGATCAGGCTGGAACCTGATCCGCTGCCTGTCATGATACACAGTAGCACGACGGCGAGGAGGAGGCAAAGCAGGCCGAGAATGAAGAACATGAAGCTCGGTGTGGTTGCCGAGAGGATAAACAGCGTGATTGCCGCGATCCACAGGATCACGTCAAAGATGATGCCCAAGAGCATTAGTTTACCTCCTCATAAGCGTTGGGCCAAAGTTTTTCGTCGTGCGGGTAGAACTCTCCAAGCTGTCCCTTGATGATGTAGTCTCCGGTCTTGACGCCTACCCACGTCTGATGAAGGTAGTCCCAGACTTCTGCGGTCACTGCCTCATCGTATCCGGCGAGACGGTGGGTACTCTTATCGAGGACGTAGAAGCCCTGTGTGGTCCAGTCGGTGATTTCCTGAACGGTTTCCGTGTCTTCCGGCCCCGTGTATTGGATTGCTTCGATGGTTACGGGGATTTTGCGGTATTTCTTTACTGGCACTACTTCACTTTCGAGAGGAGGAGGTGGATGACATCGAGACGGGTGAACGGGCTGTACTGTAGTGAGATGTAGTCCTGCTCTGTCTCCATTCCGGGGAGGACAAGCTTGCGCTGCGGGTTGTAGGAGTTGGTCGTGAAGACGTTCTCGAACTTCTCCGTCAGGTTGGTGATGGCGTCCTTGGAGAACACGCCGTGGGAGACGAAAAGGTCAACCTGACCGTATTCAAGGTCCATGGCGTCGAACAGTCCAAGGAAGGTGCCGCCGCCGTCACAGATGTCATCGACAATCAGGTAGATAGGCCAGTCCTTGTCACTTTCGGGGAGGTCGATGGAGAATCCTGAGAGCTTTCCGGTCTCGAAGTCTCGGGTCTTCTCAGCCGTAAGGCAGGGGATTCCGAGAGCGTCTGCAACTGCTCCGGCACGCTCCGTTGCGCCCTTATCGGGTGCAATGATGTAGTCGTAGACATCCATGTAGGGTCCGAGAGCGGGCTGTCCGAGGAGTTCGTCGGAGTTGACGACGGTGACCGCGTCTTTACCCATCAGGTACTCCAGTTCCTCAACGACGACCGAAGAGTGCGGGTCGAAGAGGATGATCTGGTCGATCATCATCTTGTAGAAGAACATGGCGTAGACGCTGGCACCGAAGGGTGCTCCACGGTCGGCACGCGCTCCGGGGAAGTACGGGATCACGACGACGAGTTTGGGGGTTGGGCCGTTGGTTCCGTTGATCGGGAAGGTGCGGGTGATGTAGTCTTCCCACATTGCCAGCTTGAACAGATCGTCGTGCAGGGAATCGGGGGACGGCTGGATGATGGCGATTTCGGTGGATTCCAGATCCCGCTTGGGTTCCTTGGTGACGCTCGGCTCACCGGCTGGGAAGATGAAGTGGGACAAGGCGGACTTGATGATCTCGCCGGAATCTGTTTTTGCTTTGAAGGTAATCATTATGTTGCTAGTCTAGTCCTTTACTTTTTCTGTGTCAAATCGAGTATTTCAAGGGCTACAGCGGTAGCTCTTTCGTCGTTTAGGGGCAGATGGTAGCCGGTTTCTCCAGCGAAGTCACGGAACTCCTCCAGCATGTAAGACACGGATTCAGAGATTTCTGGGTGGTCCTGCTGGAGTTTGGCTAGTTCTCGTGCCCATGAGTCGAAGGTTGCGTCTGGGAGAGTGGATTCACCCAGCTTGTAATACAGGATGGAGTGAACTAGTACTTGTCTGCGCCGTCTGTGGATGAGTTCTTCTAGTGAGATGGCGATCCTAAGCTATGCGGTAAAGGTCTTCGCGGAAGAAGAAGATCATATCGTCTTCTCCGGTCATGTCCTGTTCGACACGGACCATGTCCTTGTGGTGTCCGATGACCTTTGCAATCCTGAGGTGGTTCGCTTCCGGGAGCATGACAATCGCCCCGATAGGGTATAACTCCATAATAATTATCGTCTTCCTCTGTTGTATGGGTGGCTTTTGAGCTTGTGGATGTTCCGGATTCCGTCTTCCAGTGCTGGTGGGAGTGCGTTTCCGGGTTGTTTCTGGCGCTGGAAGTCCATACGTACGAGACCCTCCGTCTTGGAGGAGTTCAGCGAGCCTGACCATACCCAACCCTCGAAGGTCTTTGTCTTGACGTGGTACCAGATATCGGTCTTTCCGATCTGACGGCCACGGGTCCAGCCGAAGACGCGGATTATTGCGCCTGATTGGAAGGTGGCGTGGAAGTCCGAGTCATCGGTTGGACGTGCCCTGACATAGGCTGTGTGGACCCCTTTCACTGTACGCTCAGCGTAGGTTAGCTGCTCTCCGGTGTAGGGGATGTTGGGAGGGTAGATCTCCTCTGCTTCGATGACGTTGATGCCCGCCTTTTTCATGAGGTGGGCGTTCTTTTGCGGGTCTGTGTCGGGCAGAAGCTCAAGGAACTGGCTGTCCCAGTTCTCTCTGAGGATTTTCTGCTCTGCCCGCTCTGCTTCAAGGGCGTCCTGAAAGAGTTTTTCGAGTTGGGCTTGGCTGATTTCGTCGGAGTCAGGGTTCTTGGCTTCGATTTCGGCCTGCTGGTGGGCTTTGCCGATATGTAGGGCGCGTTTGACGGTGGGTGTCCAGAATTTATAGTTGATTCCCAGCATCATCATTAGTAGGAGTAATAGTACGGGTTCCATTTAGCTCCTGAACTGGTCTTCCCAGTCTTTGTGCTGGGATTCAAGGACGCGTCGGACGGAGGCTTGGAGATCCTGCTCACGCTTGATGGCACGGATGCGGCGGGCTTCCTTGGTCCACGGGAGGATCTGTCGGCCCTCGGTCCTGACCTTGTAGTAGACGACACCGCCAATGATGGCAAGACCGAAGAGTACGATGGCGAAAGTGATGAAAGTTGACATGTTTCTAGTATACCCTTTCTGCGGCTGGTGTCAACCTAGGACGGTGTCTTTGATGTTGGTGGCGAGTGCTTTAGCCTTGCTTTCGCTCCACGTATACTCACCATCGATCTTGTAGATGGTGGGTATGAAGGCGTGGAATGCGTTGCTGTCCGGGGTATGGAAGTCGTTAACACGGATGAAAACTAGTTCATTGGGGTGTCCGGGGAGGTTGTTGAATCCGTACCACCAGTTACCCCCCTGAGCCTGTATAGCCCCTACAGGGACAGGTGAGTGGTGCCCGTCAACCTCTACGTAATTACCGGATCTGGTGTCGTATATGGGGTTAGGGAAAGCCTTGTGCCGGTCTCCCGGATACCGGAAATGGACAGGCTTGCGCTTTGGTGTGGGAGGAGGAGGGAGAAGGAGACGGT